ACAAGTGGTGTGTGCGCGTCAGCCACCATATACCCAGTAGCTTTCTGTAACCGAGCGATGTCGACAGACCGGCCAGCAGGGATCGTACCGCAAAGTTTGGACAAAGCACGCTCAACACAACAAACGCTGGACATAGTGACCAGAGGGTTGAGGTATGCGCGTGACAAGAAGAACAAGACATCAGAGTTGGATTCACGATGATCGAATGTGCCGATAAAACCGAGGGTCGCACAGACTTCCATCCATTTGTGTATGAACTCTTCAATGCCGTCATCGCCATATTTCGGAAGAAGCATATCAAACGCCTCCAGATGGCCGTAGCTCATCAAACGAAGGGTGATATAGGATATAAGGCCATTTGTAAAGGTGTTGAGCGCAGTCGTGTCCGCTGCACCAGAACAAACAATGGTTCCAGAATCAACATGATGATGTTTCTTTTTGACGGGGACGTCATTCTTCTTTCTTTTGATCTTTGGGGTGATCTTGGTATTCATCTCAGATCGTATCGCCATTCGCACTTGTGCCGCGACTGCCGGTGTCCGACAGCTGATTGAAACAGCCTCCTCGAAAGCCTTGCGCGTGTCAAAAGACGCGTGCAAGTCAAACTTGGAGAAGTCAGTACTATGCAAGACATTGCCACGAGCTTCGGCCTGCGTGGTAGCATTGCATACGTAATGGCTGATCCTGTCAGCTTTCTTTCCAGGCATATACCAGTGTCCACAACGATCAATGTCAATTGTAGACTCTTCCATCATCTGCTTGCACCACGGACGAACGAATCGTGTATCGCAGTACAATTTATAGGTATCTTCGGGCAGAATGATGCGTACGGCTTTGCCTTTACGAGCGGCAGCAGGGGGTACGAGATCGGCTTTCATTTGGGCGTAAATGGTACGTTCGGTAATGCCATTACTGGGATCCATAAGAAATTTCTCAATACCTTCCTTGCGGTGCGGATTGGTGGCAATCATGTGGTCAATCGTCTCCTGGTGGCTCATCAGCTCCCATGGGGACCGACGTGCACACTCATGTGAAAACTCTGAAGCAATGAGACGAATACTTGGCGGAAAGCGAGTAGTGTTCTTGACTTCTTGGAGCTTGTCAATTGCGACATTGATGTCAGCGTCGGTCTGGCTTGCACAGACTGCAGGTACGACGACAGGCGGAACAGCGATTACAGCGGGGCTGTCTGCTTCACTGAAGTGATTAATATCGGCGGTGTAGCCAACATAATGAATTGATTCAGGAACAGCATGCAGCGCCCCAGTAATGATCACCACGGATTGGGCAGACTGTTTGTGCCCATGATGTTTGCAGTGACCATCAACGGTCTCACAACCAAATGACCTCATGCCCTTACGGCGTGCTTTCAGACTCTCCCACAAATCCAGTGGGAGTTTGACAACATGACGTGTGTGCTCGAGGTGTGTGATCGTGATGTAGGGGTGCGCGCCGCGGACGATGGACATTCGAAATGATCCCATCGCCGTCTCGTGTACCGACACAGGTGACATCCTATCCAGGAGGTAATCATCCATGATCTGAGGGGAATGTTTAACTTTCATGACTTCCCAGGGGATGATGCAGTGATACTTGGGGTTTAAGAATACTAACATCTTGTTGGAGTCTGGGAATCTCAGACGCTCGATATGGTACATCCACCAGCCACGTCCGGGTTCCGTTCGGTAACCTTGGGTGATGGCGGGATGATCCCATGATGATGGTTCGCGAATGATGCAAAGGTCATGATCGTATGACCAAACTCTGTGTCTCCAGCAAATTCCACCGGCAATGTACTCTGTGTAGATATCCCCGTCGACATGCCATAGGCCTTCGGGGTCAGCGCCACCAACGGCATCGACCTCGACAGTGTATATCACGATTTTGTGCCCTGCGGCAACTTCGAAGTCAGCAGACGTCGCGTGGTAATCACTGTCCATGAAGACAACAACATGGTCGTCATTCAAGGGGTCAGTGCGGTATGGCTCTGTAAAATCATTGAGTGATTCATTCCGTTTAGATCCGTCCCACCCGAGTGTGTCTTCACGTCTGCCAGTAAAGAATGAGTATGGTCTCCCATCAACAGCTCGGGCGAACTCAGCAATGGTGTTGAGTGCGACCCAGCGGCCTTGGGCGCGAGCGCCATGGGGATGACCTTCAATCATCTTTGTCTTCTTCTTGCTGAACTTTATGTGGTTACGAACATGCATGATATCATCACGGATTGTGACGAACAAGCTGTGGTAATCAGTGAGGGCAGACCGTGTAAGCCTTGTCACTAAATGACGGTGTCCGTGGACGATGTCATCCCATTTTTCACAGTGATCGATACGAGCTGTGAGCTCAGCCTGCAAAGCATAAAGACCAGCAGACGTGGATAGCTCTGGGATCAAAAGGGCGGTAAGCCTATTAGTCCAGAGACTGGTACGGATGGAACAAGCTGTGACAGCAATAGCTGGCCAGGGCTTGATGTGTTTGCACAGGCGGTCGTCAACCCACGTACTCAACGTGGTTGGGGGCGACGGGTCTATGCTAGAGTGTATAAAAGTGGTAGCAGCGCCGAGCATTCCAGCGGCGGCAAAAACACAGGATACAGCCCCACCTGTGCTAAAGTCCGCGGCACATTGTACAGCCGTTGTAGCGGCATAACAGCACCCAGTGAATCCGACTGCTAATGCGGTAATCTCCACCGCATCACCAATCGTGAATGCAAAGGGGTCGTAATAATCAACGTTTTCATTTGTCACGTTAATCACCATGCTCAGAACTATGTGTATGGGTTGCGAGCGCTACTCGTAAGTGCACTCGGCCGGGACTCCGTGGAGCTCCAAGGACTTTAGGATAGGGTGCTCAAACTGCGTACAGAAAAAGTCTAGGGTGAGACACAAC